ATCCAGTACTTACATGCAAATGGGATTGCTACAGAAAGCCGCAAGCTGGACTTCGGAGATTATTCCTTTGAAATCAATGGAAAGTGCTTTGAGCGTTCCTGCATCGTTGAACGGAAAGGCAGCGTGGATGAACTCTTCGGGAACTTCGTCCACGACCGGGAACGCATTCAGAAAGAGTTCGATGCAGCTGCAAAGAATGCCCAGCACATGGAATTGATTTTAGAGGGCGTAACATCAGAAGAAGAACTAAAGGCGTTTGAAATCCCAGAAAAGCAGATGATTGCACAAAATCGGAAAGTGAAACGCATCGGCGAAACCGTCTATTTCGCTCTGCGGTCGCTCCGGTCAGGCAATCGGTACGGCTTGCAGGTGTCGTTTGTCCGGAAGGAAGACACAGCCAAAAAGCTGCTGGAAATCTTTTACTATTACTATCGAAACTACGAAAAAGCGGTTGCACCGCTGCGAAAGGAACAAAAACAATGATAAACAAGGTAATTTTAATGGGTCGGTTGTGTGCAGACCCGGAACTCAGAAACACACAAAGCGGCATTGCTGTTTGCCGTTTTCGGATTGCCGTCAATCGGCAGTACAGCAAAAACAGCGACCAGAAAGCGGATTTTATCAACATCGTCAGCTGGCGGCAGCAAGCGGAATTTGTCAACCGGTATTTCCGTAAGGGGTCGATGATTATCGTAGAGGGCAAGTTGCAAAACGCTGATTACACGGACAACAACGGGGTGAAACATTATGCTATGAATGTACAAGCGGACAATGTGACTTTCGGCGAGAGTAAGACAGCCCAGAACGCCGCACAGAGCGATTATAACAGCCAACCGCAAAACTACCAGTCCACACCGCAAACGGCTTACAGCGAGCCGCAGACGCCGTCTTACAGCAATCCGATGCATGGCGTTGTCAATCAGTCGCAAAGCGTTGTACATACATATGAGGCGGATGTCAAAAATGCTGGTAAGTCAACACCGGAAATTGACCTCGACGACCTTAGCGACTTCCAAACGATTCTCGGCGATGGTGACGTACCATTCTAAGAAAAGAGGTGATGGTGGATGTTGGAAAGCGGTTATATTAAGCTATATCGGTCACTTTTAAACTGGGAGTGGTACGATGACATCAACACAAAAACGGTCTTCCTGCATCTGCTGTTGACCGCCAATATAGCAAAAAGACAATGGCACGGAATCACCGTACCTTGTGGCAGCCGGATTTGCAGTTATGCCGTTTTGGCAAGCGAAACTAAGCTAAGTGTGGACAAAGTAAGGACTGCAATTAAGCACCTTGAAACCACAGGCGAAATCACAAGGTGCAAATACCCGAAATGCACCGTATTTACGGTAAATAATTATGATAAGTTTCAGAACGTCCCAAGCATTTCCCCAGGTGATTACCAAGATAATCCCGAGGTCGTCCCAAAGTCGTCCCAACAGAATAAGAAGATAGAAGAAGATAAAGAAGATATCTATCTATCTATCTTAGATGCAGAAAGCCAAAATTTTCCTCCAACGCTGGAAGAAATCCGGCTATTTGCAGAGCAAGAGAAAATCCGGATTGACGTGCAAAAGTTTTATGACTATTACACGGAAAGAGATTGGAAGACGAAAAACGGAAATTTTATCCGAAACTGGAAAAAGACCCTGCAATATTGGGGTAAAACAGAGGGAACACCGCACAAAGGAAAGAAACAGCAAGACCCACCAGTATCAGAAAATGCTGAAGCTTATGCAAGCCTGATTTTAAACTTGGATGAGCCGATATAGCAGGAAAGGGATGGATATGTCAAAAAGATACTCAGAGCGGTTTAAAATGCAAGTCGCATATGATTATTTTGTAGACCGTTGTCCGGTCAATGCGTTAGGTGATAAATACAAAATCACAGGCGATACAGTCAGATATTTTTGCAGCGAGCGGCGAGGAGAATACCGAGATGCAATTGTCCGAAACTGGAAAGACGAGGAAAAGCGGTTGCGTCGGGCGGTGTCTGATTATCTGAGCGGCAAATCCGCCGAAATAATCACGCAGGAGTACAACATTTGTACACGTCGGCTTTTTAGGATGGTCGATACACGTTGCAACTCGTATTTGATAGAGCCGCCGGAATTTACGGCAGATGAACTTGCAAAACCAAAGGCTTTTACTTTGTACAGGAGTTTGACAAGGGAAATCTTAAAAATGGACGTGCAACGCCGTCCGGTGTACGGTATCCGTGATGCAATCACTGGGATGTGGTTACAGCGGCTCGACAAAAAAGGGAATATGCATCCGCTGTTATATTTGACAGTGGATAACGCAAATGCAAAACTGCGTACAGTCAAAATGATACGAGGTCAGCATAATGCTGGTAACGTTGATTTGAGGGTGCAGTGGTATGGATGGAAACGCGAAAAAAGGAGTGAATCATGCTAAATTTTAAAGAAATAGGCAACGTAACCTATAGGCAGATTGATATCATGAAGCATACAATAGGCTTTAATCGTGGCAGGATAAGAGGCACAAAGTACCGCAGATATGCACCTTATCGGAACTACTTTCAAGCGGGTTTGGCAGACATAGCGGACATTAAGAAGCTTGCCAAAATCGGGCTTATGAAAGAATATCGGAAAAATTGTTTTGAAGTAACCGATGATGGCAGAGAATTTTTAGGACTTGTCACAGGTGTGACCATCCTTGAGGAGGAAACATGAGCAAAATCAACGCCACGCAAATCCTACCAATTGCCATGATACTGCTGGATGTTGGTGCAGCAGCGATAGAAGCGAAAGAATCTGAATGAAAGAGAAAGGAAAAACAAAAAATGAAAGCAAAAATGGGATTGCATGATGCACTTGAAGCTCTTCGTATTGAAGAACGCACACGCACTGGAAGAAAAATACACGTAAAATGGACGCTTGCGGCTGAAAAAGCTGCAATTCCGGGAGATTATATTGTAACCTATCATTATTGGTGGAATGATGAAGAATGGTCTGTCTTTTCTGGATTTGCAACATTTACACACCGTGGAACGTGGGTAATACGCGGGTATGATGCATGGGATGGTTGCTATTTGGATAAGTATCCGCTCGAAGTTTCTTCTGGAAAGCTGGAAAGTGGAAGACGTGTTGATGTAATTGCGTACATTCCAATGTTCAAGCCTTATTCTAATCGTCTTGACAAGTTGAAAAAGGAAGTTAAAAAATTGAAGAAACAGTACGGGCTGGAATGAAAGAGAAAGGAAGAAAACCTATGAAAGCCAAATCGAGATTGAAACCTTGCCCATTCTGTGGCAATAAGAACGTAAAGCAGGTGACAGCACCTTTGAGAGGTACACAGATGTTTATCTGTAACGCATGCGGTGCGGATGTTTGCTTTTTTGGAGCGGAATATGATGTGAAAGCAAGAATCGCATGGAATCGGAGAAGTGAAACGGAGAAATCAAAATGAACGATGATGTTAAACGACACCAGATATCAGATTTGGTGCAAATGCAGTCTTTGCCGTTAAATGCAAAAATCATAATGACAAAGCAGCGTATCAAGGTTTGGTATGAGAGCTGGTGCAAGTTTAAAATTACAAACACCAAGACGGGCAAAACACGTTTTGTAGTGTTTGACACAAGAGGCGACAAAGAGCCGCCTCTGAAAAAGAACGAGTACAGCGAGTATGTGGATGACGGGCAGGTTTATGTGTCGTTTAGCGGCGGCAAAGACAGCACGGTTTTATTGCATCTGGTACGCCAAATGTATCCGGATGTAGAAGCGGTGTTTGTAAATACTGGGTTGGAGTATCCGGAGATACAGAGGTTTGTAAAGACGTTCGATAACGTCACGATATTAAGACCCGAAATGAGGTTTGATGAAGTTATCAAAAAATATGGATATCCGATGATAAGTAAAAATGTATCAAGGAAAGTACACGATGCAAGGCAAGGTAAAGAATGGGCAATGAAATATGTAAATGGAACAGCAACACGGAGTGACGGAGCAAAGTCAATTTACACAGTTGAAAAATACAAGCCATTGGTTGATGTAGATTTTATTATTTCAAACGCCTGCTGTGACGTTATGAAAAAGAAGCCTATAAAAAAATACACAAAACTTACTCAAAAAAAGCCAATAACAGCACAAATGGCATCTGAGGGAAAACAAAGATTAGGTCAATGGCTTCAAAAAGGTTGCAATGCATTTGATACCAAATATCCAATGTCAAATCCTATGAGTTTCTGGACTGAACAGGATATTTATCAATACATAAAGAAATACAATTTACCAATAGCGAGCGTGTATGGTGATGTAGTATATTCTGAACAACCTGAACAAATGAGACTTGAAGAATACGGCTATGAATGCGGAACAGATAAACTTGAAACAACAGGTTGCAACAGAACAGGCTGCATTTTTTGTGGATTTGGTTGCCATTTGGACAAAGGTAAAAGCAGGTTTGAGTTGCTTAAAGAGACACATCCAAAACAGTACAATTACTGCATAAACGGCGGCGAGTACAACGAGGATGGTTTGTGGATACCCAACAACAAAGGGCTGGGTATGGGACATGTATTTGATGTGCTTAACAGTATTTATGGCGATGGTTTTATAAAATACTGAGCAAAATAAAAACCTTGCAATCGTTAGACCTACGACGGTATTGCATAAACAAACGCAAGGCGTATGGTATCGGTGTTTACACGACAACACAAGATGTAGTGTGATTTGATACAAGCATATCAACGTGTTGTATAAAATAGAATTCCGAAAGAGCATGAATTTCAGCAAAATATATTGAAATCCTGCATCTATTACTGGTATAATAGATATAGGATTAAACGCACCGTGCGGAGATATCCGTGCGGTGTTTTTTTATGGCGGTATAGATGGATGTTTCAAACTTTTATAAATCTAAGGCATGGCGGCACAAACGCTGCGTGATTCTGCGACGGGATGCTTACCAATGCCAGGACTGCAAGCGTTATGGTCGGATACGTCCGGCGGTTACGGTGCACCACATCAAACATTTGGACGATTACCCTGAGCTTGCCTTGCAAAGCGATAACCTTATAAGCCTTTGCGATGCGTGCCACAACAAGCGGCACCCGGAAAAAGGCGGAAGACGGCGGTAGCCCTCCCCCCCTCCTTGCAGGGGCTTGGGCGGCTCCTACTGGAACGGTGTAGGGAACTCTTTCTAACTGCGTCGATTTTTTTCACAAAAGCATTGGGAGGTGATTCGGTGACAAAATCAAAATGGAAATCTCAAATCAAAAAAGCCTGCATTGCTATCAATACTTACAAAGAATCTTTTGATGGTGTGATTGATTCGCTGGCTGACATCCTTGAAAAACGTGACCAGACGTTAGAAACATATGACGGAAACCCTATTATAGAGCACACAAACTCTCACGGCGAAACCAACAGGACAAAAAATCCATCTTTGATGTTGTGGGATGAACTTAACAAGACTGCTTTGGCATATTGGCGTGACCTTGGGCTTACACCCAAAGGGCTAAAAAACATCGACGAACAAGCAATGAAAAAGAAAAAAACAGATACTCTTGCGGAGGTGCTAAAGAGCCTTGGCGACTAAACAATTTAAGCAGATTGCAATACAATATGCCAAGGATGTCGTCGCCGGAAAGATTATTGCCGGAAATAATTTTTTGGAATGCAAGCGGTTTTTAGAAGATTTAAAGCGTGATGATTTGGAGTTGCACACAAAAGAACCGGATTTGGTTTGCAACATCATTGAACGGTTTATGGTGCATAAGCAGGGCGAAAGCCTTAAAGGTGAGCCGCTTATGAACACGCCAATGTTGCTGCAGCCGTGGCAAGTCTTTATTGTGTATAATCTTGTTGGATTTTACTATACAGGAACAAAAGAACGCCGATACAAAGAAGCGTTTATTTTTATTCCAAGAAAATCCGGAAAAACCATGTTTATTGCTGCTTTAGCGTTTGCGTTGGCAATTTTGGAACGTCGCTCTGGGTCTATTATTTACATCGTTGCAGCGTCGCAAAAGCAAGCGTGCGAATCTTTCAACGATATTTTGTACACGTTGCGATACCGTGAGATGATTGATGATTTTAGAGTACTTAACAACAACGCTGAGCACTCTATCAGTTATCAATTTACAGACGCAAACGGAAGACCAAATGGCTCTATACGTATTGAGGCGTTAGCAAGCAATCCAGATGCACAGGATTCCTTTAACTGCAATATTGCAATCGCAGACGAGGTACACGCTTTTAAAAAATCCGCACAGTATAACCGGTTTAAAGAGGCGATGAAAGCCTATACAAACAAGTTGATGATAGGCATTACTACTGCCGGAGATAACATCAACAGCTTCTGTTATCGGCGGTTAGAGTATGCAAAAAAGGTTTTAAATAGCACGGTAAAGGACGATACGCTTTTTTGTTTTGTGTCCCAAGCAGAACAAGACGAGCATGGACAGGTAGATTATACGTCACCTGTTCAACACGAAAAAGCAAACCCATCTTACGGCGTTACAATTAGACCAGCCGACATTTTGCAGGAATCGCTGCAGGCACAAAACGACCCTCAACAACGCAAAGACTTTTTAAGCCGGTCACTCAATATTTATACCAGTGCTATGCGAGCATATTTTGATTTATCAGAGTTTCGTGCATCGGATAATAAATACAATTGGACGATAGAGGACTTGCTGCGTATGCCGATTGATTGGTATGGCGGAGCGGATTTGTCCAGGATGTACGATTTGACCGCCGGGGCTTTATACGGGCACTATGCAAAGGAAGACGTTGACATTATCATTACACATGCTTTTTTTCCGGTCACAATGGCGGCAAAAAAGGCAGACGAGGACGAAATACCGCTGTTTGGCTGGGCGGATGATGGACTTTTGACCATGTGCAACAGTCCAACCGTCAACGCTGCCGATGTTGTAAACTGGTTTGTCTCCATGCGGCGGCATGGATTTAAAATAAAGCAAATCGGGCATGACAGAAAATTTGCAAGAGAATATTTTATTGGGATGAAACAAGCAAAATTTAATATTATTGACCAGCCACAATATTATTATTTAAAATCCGAGGGGTTCCGGCACATTGAACAACGTGCGAAAGACGGAAAACTGTATTATTTACACAACGAAGCATTTGAATATTGCGTGGAAAATGTGAGTGCAATTGAAAAAACGGACGATATGATACAATACGAAAAAATCGGGGAAACAAACCGGATTGATTTGTTTGATGCAAGCGTTTTTGCTTGTGTTAGATACTTGCAAAGCATGGAGCGTAAACAAAAAGCAAAGGATTGGTGGGGATAAAATGTTTTGGAATCAAAAAAAGAAAACACGGAATAACTCGCCGGTTGCATTATTTTTATCTGACAGGGAAAATGATGCAATCTGCGTACCGGGTTATACAACATTAGACCGCTGTCCGGAAGTAATGACCGCTTGCAGACGCATTGCGGAATTGATTGGCTCTCTTACCATCCATTTGATGGAAAATACCGAACAGGGAGACAAGCGGATTGTGAACGCTCTCAGCCGAAAAATCGACATCGAACCGATGGCAAACATGACCCGGAAGACGTGGATGGAAGCAATCGTAATGAATCTTTTGCTATACGGTAAAGGAAATAGTATCGTAAAAGTACATACAACTGGCGGATATTTGAGAGATTTAGAACCAATTGCAGCGTCAAAAGTTTCTATTCCGGAAAGCGGTTCTTACTCTGTCATGATTGACGGGATTCCGTATAAATCGGACGAGATTCTGCATTTCGTACACAACCCCTCCCCGAATTGCCTATGGAAAGGGCGAGGCTTGCAAATATCCCTGCGACCGTTTGCGGACAACCTTAAACAGGCAGCCGCAACGGAAAAATCATTTTTATCCAGCAAGTGGAAACCGTCTGTCATTGTAAAAGTAGATGCGTTGACCGATGAATTTAGTTCGCCGACAGGAAGAAAGAAACTGCTGGCAGATTACGTAGAATCCAGTGAAGTTGGCGAACCATGGCTGATTCCGGCGGAACAATTCTCAATTGAGCAAATCAAACCACTATCTTTATCTGATTTAGCAATCAGCGACGTTGTAAAACTGAACAGGCGGATGATTGCAGCGATTCTGGGCGTGCCGCCGTTTTTGTTGGGCGTTGACAGCTACAACAAGGATGAATGGAACGCTTTTGTAAATCACACTGTAAAGCCGATTGTGATTGGAATACAGCAGGAAATGACAAAAAAGCTGATTTTATCACCAAACATGTACATCCGCTTTAATGTTTTGTCTTTGTTTGATTGGGATATAAAAACCATCGCTGACGTATTTGGCGGCTTGTCTGACCGTGGTTTTGCTACTGGAAACGAGGTACGTGACCGGATGGGCTTGTCCCCGAGAGATGGATTAGATGAATTACGAGTGCTGGAAAACTACATCCCTTATGAGATGTCAGCGTATCAAAAAAAATTAGTACAGGGAGGGAAAGAAGAAAATGGAACGGAATAACGTCATATATCGCACGATGCAGTCAGTACTTACAACGAGGGACGGCGAAACAAACGAAGCCCCTGTAATTGAGGGCTATTTTGCGGTATTTGATTCCGATTATGATATGGGGCATGGCATGAGTGAGAGCGTTGCACCGGGTGCATTTTCGGAAACGCTTGCTGGAGATGTCCGGGCACTTATTGACCATGACACCCGGCTTGTACTTGGACGTACAACCGCCCACACGCTGGAATTGAGAGAGGATTCTCACGGATTATGGGGAAAAATCTACATCAACCCAAAAGATAGTGAGGCGATGAATCTTTATGAACGTGTAAAACGTGGCGATGTGTCCCAGTGCAGCTTCGGCTTTGAAATTCTTAGTGAAGAAACAACTTTCCCGGCAGACGGGGAAATCCATTGGAGAATCACAAAGGTAAAGCTGTATGAAGTATCTTGCTGCACATATCCGGCGTATGAAGAAACCGGCATATCTGCACGAAAAAAAGACCGGGAACAAATCGAAAAGCGAAAATCAGAAGCGTGGAAATCCGCACTTTTGAAAAAACTGAAAGGGGAAAAATAAAAAATGCTGAAAGCACTGTTATTGCGAAACAAGATTGACAGCAAAAAAGCTGAACTGGCGGAACTCCGCACAGCCGCCGCAGAGTTGGAAAAACGGGAAAAAGAACTGGAATCCGACATCAACGAGGCAAAAACCGAAGAAGAAAAGGCGGTGGTTGAAAAGGCTGTCAACCAGTTTGAACAAGACAAGGCGGAAAACGAAAAGTCCATCAGCGAACTGGAAACGGAAATTGCTGACATGGAGAAAGAATTGGATGCCGTGGAACAGAAACAACAGACACCGCAAGCCGAGGGTAATTCGGAAGATGAAACCAGAAAGGGGAATGTTAAAATGAAAACCAGATTGAAATTTTTTGGCATGAACGTACAGGAACGTGATGCGTTTTTTGCCAACGATGCTGTAAAAAGCTGGTTGGAACGTGTCCGGGAAATGGGCAAGAATCAGCGGTCTATTACCGGTGCTGAGCTGCTTATCCCGGAAGTTGCACTGGATTTAATCAAAGAAACCACGCTTAAATACTCTAAGCTGTACAAGCATGTAAATGTTAAGAGTGTGCCGGGCAAGGCAAGACAGAACGTAATGGGAGCAATCCCGGAAGCAATTTGGACGGAAATGTGTAGCACACTCAACGAATTAAACCTCACCTTTAACAACGTAGAGGTAGACGGTTATAAGGTCGGCGGATTTATCGCAATCTGCAATGCCGTGCTGGAAGATTCCGACATTGCCCTTGCAACCGAGATTATCTCCGCACTTGGTCAGGCTATCGGTTACGCATTGGACAAGGCAATCTTGTACGGTACTGGGACTAAAATGCCGCTTGGTATTGTCACCCGTCTGACGCAGGCTGCAAAGCCGTCTGGTTACTCTACCACCGCCAGAGCGTGGGCAAACCTTACCACCAGCAACGTGCTTGCAATCTCTGGTAAAACAGATGCAGCGTTGTTTAAGGAATTGGTTATTGCATCCGGAAACGCTAAGGCAGATTACAGCCACGGCGAAATGTTTTGGGCAATGAACGAAAAGACATTTACAAAGCTGGTTGCAAATGCCCTGACCATCAACGCTGCTGGTGCGATTGTAACCGGGCAGAACGGAACGATGCCAGTAATTGGCGGAGCAATCGAAAAGCTGTCTTTTATCCCGGATGATGTAATCATTGGCGGTTATGGTGACTTGTATCTGCTGGCAGAGCGTGCAGGAACAGCTATCAGCCAGTCGGAACACGCGAGATTTATTGAAGACCAGACCGTATTTAAGGGGACTGCGAGATATGACGGCTTGCCGGTGATTGCAGAGGGATTTGTTGCAATCGGAATCGGCGGTACAAAACCAACCGCAAACGCTGTTACTTTTGCAGAAGACACGGCAAATAAAGTAACCGGAGAATAAATAATATGAACGTAGACCTGCTTACAATGCTAAAGGTAGACCTCGGAATTACCGCCGAGGCTTATAATGACCGGCTTTATGCAGATTTACAGGCGGCAAAAAGCTACATTGCACGAGAGGGAATCACATTAAATGAAACCATCGAAGACGACCAACTTGTTGTACAGTATGCAGCGTGGCTATGGCGGCAGCGTGGCGGAGATGAGCAATCCTCGATGCCACGGATGCTGCGATATTTGCTTAACAATCGGCTGTTTTCTGAAAAAATGAGAGGAAATGACGATGGATGATGTAATTGAACTGGTCAAACAGCATTTATACAGAGATGATTGCGGCGTGGAACGATTGGCGGAAGAATCAAAAAGAACTGTGTTTTGTAGCGTGCGATCAGCGAGCAGAGCGGAGTTTTTTGCAGCAATGCAGGCTGGGTTAAAACCGTCATTTATTGTGCAAATCAATCCGATTGAGTACGATTGTGAGGGAATTGCCGTATACCATGAAAAAAGATATTTAATTTATCGAACATATCAAAAAAACATGGATGTGTTGGAATTGTATCTCAAGGAAGAGGTGGGAATACAAAATGACCTATACTGACATCGCAAAAATGATGGAGCAAATGCATTTGCCGTTTGCATATCACCATTTTGAGCGTGGCAAGGCACCGCCACTGCCCTATTTTGTCTTTTATTATGACGGGCGGAGCGATTTTTCCGCCGATAACCACGCCTATCAAAAAATCGTAGAGGTGACGCTGGAATTGTACAGCAACCAAAAAGATTTTAAATCTGAAAGTCAAATAGAATCCGTTTTAGAAAGAAATGAGATTGTATATGATAAAACGGAAGAATACATATCTTCTGAAAAGATGTTTGAACAGATTTATGAATTTGAACTGCTGCTGGAGGGGTAAACATGATAAAAACTATTCGCGTTGATAAGCTGGCGGACGAAATTATGAAAGAGTTGCAAGAATATAGCAATGCAACCAGCGACGACGTAAAAGCAGCAGTCAAAAAATCCTCTCAGGCAGTCAAAAAAGAACTACTACAAACTGCCCCAAAGCGAACGGGGACGTACAGAAAAAGCTTTGTAGTAACAAAAATCGAAGAAAATTCAAGCAAATTAAAAGTAGCCGTCCACTCTAAAAAGCATTACCGGTTATCACATTTGCTGGAAGATGGTCACACACTCAGACAAGGCGGAAGGACAAACGCACACCCACACATGAAGCCAGCGGAAGAGCATGGAACTGAAATGCTTGAATCGCTTATAAAAAAATCATTAGGGAGGAACTAAGCATGGCAACCGAAACTAAGAACAAGGTTAAATTTGGCTTAAACAAAGTATACTGGGCAAAAATCACCGGATATGATGAGGACGGTGTTCCGCAATACGCTGCACCTGTACGTCTGCCGGGTGCTGTCAGCCTTAGCATTGACGCAAATGGCGAAACAGAGCCATTTTACGCAGATAACTGCGTTTACTACCTGTGTAACAATAACTCCGGTTATGAGGGAGATTTGGAAGTTGCGTTGATTCCGACCGATTTTGCAACCGAAATTTTAGGCGAAAAGCTGGATGCAAAGGGCGTGCTCGTAGAAAAGAGCGATGCAGAAGTTGCCGAATTTGCACTGTTCTTTGAATTTGAAGGCGACAAGAAGAAAATCCGTCACATCTTTTATCGTTGCTCTGTTGCACGTCCTGCAACGGAATCTGCAACCACAGAAGATACAAAAGAAGTCAAAACAGAAACCCTCAAACTGTCTGCGACTGCATTGGACAACAATCTTGTTAAATCCAAATCTTGCGAAAAAACGGATGCAGCGGTTTATAACAGCTGGTATGATTCTGTTTACATGCCCGACTTCACAAGTGAACTTGCAAGCTAAGGAGATGATAAAATGGGAATGTCAAAAACGATTATCATTGACGGCATAGCCGTACCATTTAAAGCAAGTGCAGCCATTCCCCGGTTGTATCGCTTGCAATTTCGGCGTGATTTGTTTCATGATTTTACTGATTTGCAAAAATCGGTTGACGAGGAAAAAGAAAAGGGCAGTGAAGCGTCCGGATTAAATCCGGAAATTTTGGAAACCTTTGAAAATGTTGCGTACATGATGGCAAAGCACGCAGACCCTAAAGGCGTACCAGCAACGGCGGAAGAATGGTTGGAACAGTTCTCCATGTTTTCGATTTATGAAATTTTGCCAGAGTTGTTGGAACTTTGGAACGCAAACTTGCAAACACAAGTCCAGTCTAAAAAAAACATCGCCCGACTGAACGCCCGATGACCACACCGCTTTTTTTGCTGCGGTTCATCCAACTTGGGTTGTCAGTGAGTGACTTAGACTTTTTAACGATCGGATTGGTAAACGACCTGTTTACAGAAAAAGAGAACGATGCTTATCCGTATCGTTATCAAGCCACACAAGCAGATTTTGACAAATTTTAAAAAGGGGGAAGCAATATGGCGAGCCGTATCAAAGGCATTACCGTTGAAATTGGTGGCGATACCACTAATCTGGTAAAATCTTTGGAGGGTGTCAACAAAAATATCCGTAATACGCAAAGTCAATTAAAAGACGTCGAGCGGTTGCTAAAGCTTGACCCTACCAACACAGAGTTGCTAACTCAAAAGCAAAAGCTGCTAAAAGCTGCTGTATCCGATACAAAAGACAAGTTGCAAGCCCTCAAAACGGCAAGCGAAGCCGCAGCCAAAACAGCGGATAATTACGGGGCGTGGAAAACTAAATATGATGCAATACAGAGTGAAATTGAATCCACGACAACCGAATTAAAGAAACTGAAAAAGCAAGCAGAGAATGCAGAAAAGCAACTTGCTGACGGAAAAATCTCTCAAGAGAAATACGATGCTTTACAAAGTAAAATAAAATCAACAGAAACCAAACTTAAAGACTTAAAAGAAGCCGCAAAACAGGTAGATGATGAGTTTGGACATCCGATTTCCCCGGAACAATATGATGCGTTGCAACGGGAAATCCAGCAAACAGAAAACGACCTAAAGAAACTGGAGCAACAAGCAGGTGAATCCAGAACGGCGTTGGTTAAGCTGTCCGAAACTGGAAAAAATTTTCAGGACGTTGGTGATAAAATCTCCGGCGTTGGTACAAAGTTGCTCCCGGTTTCAACGGGAATTGCCGCTATCGGAACACTTGCCGTAAAAACGGGAGCGGAATTTGATTCTGCGATGAGCAAGGTTGCATCTATTTCCGGAGCAACAGGTTCGGAAATTGACGCTCTCCGAGATAAGGCTCGTGAGATGGGCAGCAAAACGAAATTTTCCGCAAGTGAAGCTGCCGATGCGATGAGCTACATGGCTATGGCAGGCTGGAAAACCAGCGATATGCTTAATGGTATTGAAGGCATTATGAATCTTGCTGCTGCATCTGGTGAGGATTTGGCAACAACATCCGACATTGTCACGGACGCTCTTACTGCATTTGGATTAAAAGCAGAAGATAGCGGACACTTTGCGGATATTCTGGCGGCTGCAAGTTCCAATGCCAATACCAACGTCAGCATGATGGGCGAAACTTTCAAATATGCCGCTCCAGTGCTGGGTTCTTTGGGATATTCCGCTGAAGATTCCGCTATCGCCATCGGACTAATGGCAAATGCCGGAATCAAATCCTCGCAGGCTGGCACGGCTTTGCGAGGTGCAATTGTTAGCCTTGCTAAACCAACCGATACAGTATCCTCGGCAATGGAAAAATACGGGATTTCCTTGACAGATAGTTCCGGCAAGATGTATTCGCTCCGTGATTTGATGGGGCAAATGCGTGATAAACTGGGTGGACTTACAGAGGCGGAACAAGCACAAGCAGCCGCTTCGCTTTTCGGTCGAGAAGCGATGTCTGGGATGTTGGCAATTATCAACGCATCACCAGCAGACTTTGAGAAGCTGACAAATGCAGTAGATACTTGTTCCGATACGGTAGATGGCTACAATGGCACGACCGAAAAAATGGCAGCTACTATGCAGGACAATCTTGCAGGACAGTTGACTATTTTGAAATCCCAGCTGGAAGAACTGGCAATCAGTTTTAGTGACATTTTAATGCCAGCAATCCGCAGCCTTGTTGCTCGACTGCAAACAATTGTTGACAAACTCAATCAATTAGACCCGCAGGTAAAAGAAACAATTGTAAAAATTGCTTTAGCGGTTGCGGCTATTTCTCCTTTACTTATTGCAATTGGGAAAGTAATCTCTGTTGTCGGAACGTTTATGCAAGCAATTGCAAAAATACCTAAAATCCTTGGCAGTATTAAAAATGGATTTTCTGCCGTTACAGGTGCTTTAAATGTGTCAACTGCTGGATTTGCCGCCACTGTTGGAGTAGTTGCACTTTTAGCAACTGCGTTTGTACATCTATGGCAAACAAACGAGGATTTTAGAAATAAAATTATCAGCATCTGGGAGCAAATCAAAGGCACATTTACCGAGTTGACACAAGGTATTACCGACCGACTTAATGCTCTGGGATTCGATTTTGAGAGTTTTGCCGATGTGCTGAAAGCGGCGTGGGATGGGCTGTGTAATCTGTTAGCTCCTATTTTCGAGGGTGCTTTTCAGAATATCTCCAATGTCTTTTCCGAATTTACCGGCATTCTTCTGGGATTGCTGGACGTTCTGATTGGTCTGTTTACTGGCGATTGGGAGCAGTGCTGGAATGGAATCAAAGGGATTTTTACATCTATTTGGGACTTTATTGTCAACACGTTCCGCAACATTATGAATACCCTGAAAGGCATTGCAGATGTGGTGCTGGGGTGGTTTGGTACAGATTGGGAAACTGTCTGGACATCTGTAAAAACGTTTTTCACAAACACTTGGACAAATATTCAGACGTTCTTCTCCAATACACTGACCAACATCAAGACGTTCTTCTCCAACATCTGGACTTCCATTTCTACAACTGTTACCAACGTTCTGACCACAATTCAAACAACAGTAACCAACATTTTTACCGCAATCCAGACGTTTGTAACAACAATCTGGCAGGGCATTTATACATTTTTTAGCACAATTTTTAATGCAATTTATACAGTAGTATACACTGTATTTAATACGATATATACAGTGATTACAACTGTGTGGACAACTATCTATACAACATTAGAACCGTTGATTAACGCTTTCGGGTATTTGTTCGAAACGATTTTTGAAGCGATTCAAATTGTCGTTGGAAGAGTTATGGACTGGATTTCCGAAAAAATTAGTGCTATTTGGAATGGCATTGTTGATTTTATCACACCAATTTTAGAAAGTATTCGGGACTTCTTTTCTGAAATCTGGACGGCTATCAGCGATAAAGTACAAGAAAAGCTGGAGTTTATAAAAAATCTTGTCGAAACCATTTGGAACGGAATAAAAGATTTTTTAGAGCCACTCTTAACTGCTCTACAAACAACGTTTACAAACATTTGGGAGGCTATTCGGTCGCAGATTGATACAGTATCCAACGCAATCCGTTCTATTATTGAGCGGATTTGGAACTCTATTTCTGGCACAATCTCTTCCATAATGGGAAACATCCGCAACACTTTTTCCGGAATCTGGGATAACATATCAGATAAAATATCGTCTGTTGTAAATGGAATTAAAACAAATGTATCAAATGCATGGGAGAACATTTATGACAGCATCTCCAATCTTATGAGCCGGATTAAAAATAAGATTTCCGATATTTGGGACGGTATACATGATGGAATTTCTGACAAAATCGGCGACATCCGGACAACCATTGAAAACGGGCTTAACGGTGCTATTGATTGGATTAGAGGGCTTGCTTCCGACGCTTGGAACTGGGGTAGCGATATTATCTGGGGCATTATTGACGGGATTCAAAGTGCTATTGGCTGGCTGGAAGATTGTGTCACCAATGTTGCTGATACCATTCGGGATTTTCTGCACTTCTCAGTCCCGGATAAAGGACCGTTGACAGACTACGAAAGCTGGATGCCTGACTTTATGCAAGGATTGGCTAATGGTATCAATAAAAGCAAAAAGCTTGTAACTCAAGCAGTCGCTGCGGTTGCGGATGGGATTTCTGTTTCCATGCAGGGAAATTTGCAAATGGAGGCTTTAAAAAGTGAGCAAGGCTCTGTTGGAGCAACAACGACTGTTATCAACAACGACAACAGCCGCACCGTCAACCAGACCAACAACAGCCCAAAGGCTTTGACACGTCTGGAGATTTACCGGCAAACCCGAAATGCAATCAATGTGTGAGGTGTTTTATGCGATTTACACTTATTGTTGAGAATGCAGCCGGCGACCGCATCAACATGACCGCTACCGCAAATAAGTACATGATTTCTAAGATTGACGGGTTGTATCCCCCTGCTGGGACGATTTCCACATCTTCCTACGCCGGCATGAATGGCAGCTATCTGAATAACGCCTTTGTCGAAAAGCGGAATTTAGTGTTGTCATTTGAGATGCGAGGCTACGGCAGTAACATCGAATTAAACCGCCACGCCCTCTATCGGGTTGTGAAAACCGCTCAATATCTCAAGGTGTATTATCGCACAGTCGGGATTGATGTTTACACGGAAGGGTATGTCGAGAGCTGCACTGTAACCAATTTCGGTGAGTTGGTCAACGGACAAATCAGTATCATTTGTCCAGACCCTTACTGGTACAGCACGCAGCCCATCTATGCATACAGTCAATCCGTATTTGGAGCGTTTCACTTTCCCTTTCCAGAGAGCGATGAGCCGTTTCCGTTGGGCGTTTACAGCACGGACAAAACTTTGTCCATCTTCAATTCCGGCGAGGAAGTAGGAATCTTGATTACTTTAGAGGCAGCCTCCGGCGAGGATGTTCCGAATCCCGTTACAACAGCAGTTGCATTGTATGATGACGATACATCAACCTATTTCCAGCTGCGATTGGATATTTTACCCGGCGACAAAATCATCATCAATACCAAACAATGGCAAAAGTCGGTTACGCTGGTGCGAGATGGTGTAACAACCAACATCATCAACTGCATGACCTCTGGGTCAACGTGGTTCACGCTTCGCAAGGGGTTAAACCGGTATCGGTTGAGTGCGTCAAAATACATCACCGCAACCATCCAGCACACAGATGCATACTTAGGAGTGTGAATTATGCTGATTGAAGTTTACCAAATGACCGCCGCCGAAAACACGGTATCTATCACCTTAGAGGCGGTCTGCGATGCGTTCTCAAGTTTCCTTTGGGACATCGAATATTTTCAATGCGGGCAGTTTGAATTGTATATTGCTGCTACGCCGGAAACCGTTGCTGTCTTTCAAACAGGTCGCTTAGTCGGCAGAAAAGACGATACGGAACACTATGGATTGATTGAGTCTGTCCGGATTCAAACGGATGCGGAAAACGGCGATTATCTGACTGTAAGCGGTCATTTTCTCATGATTTTGTTGTCTCGTCGCATTATCTATCCAAGGATGGTAATCAAAGAGCAAACCAGCTATGGAGAGATTATACACACGGCGATTCACAAGAATTGCTTGCAACAAAACGAGCGTTTTTTACCCGGTTTGCAACTCGGCGAAATCACTGGCGACTGCTGGAAGCAAGAAACCC